AATCAGATATCACAAGAGTTTCAGCTTGTAGGTTCCACTGATACTATTGATTATGTAGCAGGAGTTTACTACTTCAAAGAGAATGCTTGGGAAGAAGCTGCTACTCCTTCTACAAACAGATGGAACAGCGACTTGACTGATTATACAATTAACGATCCTGCTACTTGGGCATATGAAAACTGGAAAATTGATCGTGGCTCTCGTGCTACTTCAACCTCAATAGGTGTTTTTGGTCAAGCAACATGGAACTTGTCTAACTGGCATTTTACTCTCGGTGGACGTCAAACAAACGATCAGAAGAAAGGACGTCTCTATAAAGTAAAAGGTCTTGATGCTGAGTGGGATATGAGTCTAGACACATCTCGTTTTAATCCTCTTGCTGTTGTCGCTTGGGATGCTACAGAAGACCTAAATATATACGCCAAGTATGCTACAGGTTATCGCTCAGGCGGTGCATCTTCTCGTTCATTAACATTTAGAGAATTTGGGCCTGAAGACGTAACATCGTATGAATTAGGTACGAAGTATGAACGTGATAGAGTCCGTGTGAATACTGCATTGTTTACAATGGACAGAACGGGTTCACAGGTTGATTTTAGTCAAGTAAATTTTGATCCTATTACACAATCTACTCGCAACACACTTGAAACTCTGAACGCCCCTGGAGTTACAGAAATTAATGGATTTGAAGTTGATAGTCAATTAGCTCTTACAGACGAGCTGCAAGTAAGAGCAGCTTATACTTACACTGATACGCAAGTACCTGATACTGTAAACCCATTCAATGGTGAACTGCAAGAAGTATTCATTGTATTCACTCCTAAGAATGTATATAACGTAAGTGCTGACTATAGCAAATACTTTAGCAAGTTTGTTATGAATGCTCATTTTGATGTGAGCAAAACTGATGCTGCTTATGCGTTTTCAGAGTATGCACTCATGAATGACGCACACACTATTGCGAATGCTAGTTTGTCTTTTGAATATGGCGATGGGTGGGCTCAGTTGTGGGTTCGTAACTTAACTGATGAAGCATATGTTTATCGTAGAGACCCGCAAAAGGATGACAAGTTGGGTACATACGGTAACTTCAATGCGCCCAGGACTTATGGGCTTACTGTGGGTTATAACTTTTAAGAGAATTAAACATATAACTAAACCCTCGGAAAAAATTTTTGTTGACATTCACCTCCTTCCACGATATAATAGCAAAATGATATCAATAGCTCTTACACACGAAAAAGACTCACCCACATTCTCTCAGCAGATGCTAGAGAATCAGTGGTCTTATCTCTTCGAGATAGTCGTTCCAGACAAAATCTACATTCTCTGTCTACACGACCATGAAGACTCCTGGCTCAATGATCCCTCGATCAATAGCAAGTATCAACTTATTACAAGCTACGACGAAATCACAGAGCCTCTCACGTATATCACACCTACAAATGCCCGTAGTCTTCCCGGAGAAACCTCCCTCGTGAGCTATACGCATCCAGAGACAGCCTGCTACGTTTTCGGCCCAAATGACTCCGACCTTACGTCTAGCACGCCCGGAGACAAAGTCTACATTCCCCAGTCCGCTGACTGGCAGTATTATAACTGGGTAGCCGCAGCTATCACGTTCTACGACAGACTCGCAAAAAATGGCAATACTTGATAACAGAACATCCCTAGAAGCCTACGATAACACACTCGCTACAGGAGATTATCTAGCAACTTCTTCAGCCGCAGTTGATACGGAAGTATTCTATCAAGGCGATCGTTCGATTGCCGAAAATATGAATAACTCTACAAGAGCGGTTGTTTATAACTTCGGATCTCCTCAAAATTTCTCAAACAATATATTCTATCTTCTCATTAACTGCGGTGTTGTAAGTAACCTTCTCTCAAAGTCCGCAGGAGGTTTTAGAATTCGTTTCTGTGGTGGTGCAAATGAAGCCGCAAACTTCTTCGAAGTCTATGTAGGCGGAAATGATTCCTGGCCCTCCTCTTTCATCGGAGGCTGGACAATGTTCATTGTAGACATTGAAACCGCAAGAGCCGATGCCATCACAAATGGCTGGACAAACGGCACCGTTCCAGCAACTTCAGCCATTCAATGCGTAGGATATGCTGGAGAAACCTCCACGATGATTCGTACCGCCGATAATACTTGGTGGAACGGATTCTGGAGACTTCCAGCGAATACGCCAGGTATTATCGTAGAAGAGCAAAACACTGGCTCTGTAGACTGGACTTTTGCCGATATACTTTCCACAGCCCAAACAAACTTCTGGGGATCTTTTAGAAGCTCAGACGGAGGCGCATACGTTTGTAATGTTCCTATTCAGATAGGAAACACTACGGGGTCTCTTACTCACGGATTTTCTGATACGAACCAAACGCTTCTCTGGGAGACACCCGAATTTTTCGCCGACGGAAGATATGGTATTTCTATAGTAGGTGCGGCAACAAGTACAACTACAGTAACTCTCGGAATCAAAACAGGTACGGGTGACGATGCTACAGGCGCTCAAGGTGTATTGATACAATCTGATGCCACTCAGAATACTCGGTGGTTTCTTGACGCTTCAGATGCAAATGTAACTTTTAATGCCTATGGTTGTACTTTTAATCATGGAGAAACTTTTACAATAACGGGAGATGCGGAAGTCATTTCGACTACGATTATTAACTCCTCTTCCTATGTACAGTCTACGAGCGCAACAGATGGCAGCATATATCTTAGAAACTCAGTAATTAATGCCGCAACGGCGGATGGCGTGGCTTTCGTAAAAACCGTTGATATGACGGATATTAAGTATAGCTTATTTGAGTTTTCAGACGGTCATGCGATAGAACTTACGACTCCTCGAACTGCGAGCCAGATCTCTCTTGGAAATACTTTCTCTGGTTATGGAGCTACTGGATCTCCTGCAACGAATACAGATGCTGCTGTTTATAATAATACGGCGGGAGCCGTCACAATTTCTGTAACCTCTGGAGATGCTCCATCTTACCGAAATGGAACCTCAGCTTCTACTGTAGTGACCGCCTCAGCGGCGTTTACCGTAAAGAATGTAATTGCAGGCTCCGAAGTACGATTTATTGACCTTGCTTCCCCCGTGACAGAGCTTGCAGGTGTAGAAAATATTGGACTATCCCCAGAAGGTCTCTCAAACGTGACAACTGCAGCCGACACCGAAAACCCCGGTAACTTTACAGTTACTTATACTTATGACCAAGCGGATGCACCGATTAGCACATCTATTAAAGTTCTTAGCCTCGCTTATCAAATTGAAGAAGTTGACGTAACACTTGGTACGAGTGGAGGAGAACTTTTAGTTCAGCAGCGTTTGGACAGGAATTATGAGAACCCACCATAAATAATTCTTGACATTTTGGTCAACTTGGGGTAAAATTCAAAAATGGATATCGTAAAAATAGCACCAGAAAATTTGGAGGTGGCAAATGCCTACCTTTCCACTGGAAGCGCCCTTGTAGCTGCTGAGCAGCTCGGGGTGTCTCCAGATACTGTGTATGCTATTATTGAAAAGTCAGATGTAAAAGAGTATATGAATCAGGTCTACTTAGACCAAGGCTACCGTAATCGTTTTAGACTAGCAGAATTGTTAGACGAGATTATTGAGAACAAGATAGAAGAAGCCCGCGAATCTGAAGTATACTCGTCAAAGGACTTAGTAGACATCATAGGACTGGCACATAAAATCTCTCAAGATCACAGCAAAGCAACTGCCTCTACTGCCATCACGAAGCAAAGTAATACACAAGTGAATGTGTATGGTGATGGTAACTACGGAAAGCTCATGGAGAAGTTGTTAGGTGACAGCACAGGATGATCTAGATAATCTATGGATTGAACACAGAGTATTACGGCAAGACTTCTATACCCATGAAGCGGTAGTCGAAGAACGCTGGAAGACTGTGTTTAATGAACTTAGAGAGTTTCAGGAGAGCACGAAACAGGCTCAGAAGGAGCTCAAAGACCGCGTAGACACATTATATAAGCTGATGTTAACCGTAAGTGGTTCACTCATTCTTATGTTGCTCGGCGCGTTAGTTACGGGAGTCTCATTATGATTTATCAAAAAGGCAATGCCTGGAAGATAAGCGGCTCAGCACAAAAATACGCTACAAAAAAGGATGCGGAAAAAGCATTAAATGGAAATATCGAGAAAGGACATAGTGACAGACAGGATTCTTCCGAACGGGAGCTTCCTGAAAGTACCGATAGCTGGTTACTTGGAGCTGCTTGGGATACAGCCAATACCGTCGCAGATAGCGATAATTAATGCGCTAAACAATCCGAAGTATAGATTTGTAACAGCTGCACTTGCTAGACGGCAAGGTAAGACTTATATAGCGAACATAGCTGCACAGTGTGTGGCTCTTTGTCCCGGCTGTCATGTTCTTATTGTATCTCCAAACTATAATCTCTCGCAGATTAGTTTCGACTTACAAAGAAATCTGATTAAGAAATTTGATTTAGAGGTTCAGAAGGATAATGCTAAGGATCGTGTAATAGAATTGCCTAACGGCTCTACTATTCGTCTTGGCTCGGTGAATCAAATTGATTCAGTAGTAGGTCGTTCTTATGATTTTGTCCTCTTTGATGAGGCTGCTCTTGCTGATGGCGAAACTGCTTTCAACGTGGCTATTCGACCGACTCTCGATAAGCCCGGCAGCAAAGCACTATTTATCTCTACTCCTCGTGGTAGGAATAATTGGTTTAGCAAGTTCTTCAATCGTGGCTTCAATAATGATTATCCTGAATGGGCTTCAATAAAAGCTACTTGGCAGGATAACCCGCGAGCTTCAGAATCAGATATTGATGAAGCGCGTCGTACTATGAGCGAAGCTGAGTTTAAGCAAGAGTACGAAGCAGACTTCAATATATTTGAGGGGCAAGTATGGAACTTCGATTATGACGAGTGCGTAGAAGACTTATCAGAGTTTATTCCTAGTCGATGTGATATTATAGCTGGTGTGGACGTAGGCTTCAAAGATCCCACCGCCTTTGTCGTTATAGCATATAACGAATCAGATGATAAATACTATGTACTCGAAGAGTACTATGCAGCAGAGAGAACAACTGAGGAACATGCGGGTTACATCAAGGAAATTGCAGACCGCTGGCAAGTTGACTACATATTCATAGACGCTGCTGCGCAGCAAACAAGATTCGACTGGGCGCAAAATTACGACTTGACTACGATAAATGCAAAGAAGTCTGTACTCGACGGAATAGGACACGTAGCGTCCCTTGTAGACAACAACAGACTTATTGTTCATCAAGGATGTCACAAAGTGCTGGAATCTCTTGACCAGTATAGATGGGACCCAAACCCCAATCTTATGCGGGAAAAGCCCGTGCACAACGATGCGAGTCACATGGCAGATGCATTGAGGTACGCTTTATACACTTATAAGACTACTGCTTATACCTTTTAAGACCTTCAGAAAAATTTTTCTTGACTTTCAGCTCACCACTAGATATAATTACAAAAATAATGACAAAAGCAGGACTAAAAAGAGACCCAGTAAAGTACATAAGGGATAAAGCTAAGTCTAAATATAATAAAGGGCCAGAGTGCCAAATATGCGGAACCAAGGCCCGTTTAGACTTTCATCACTTTTATACATTAACGATGATGTATGACAAGTGGATTAAGGAAAAGAAACAAGCAAGGCCAGAACATTATACGAACGAGTACATTGTTATCTGGCGAGACGAATTTATAGAAGATCACTGGGCAGAGCTGTACGATGAAACAGTCACCCTCTGCCACGATCATCACTTACAATTACACTCCGTTTATGGGAGGAACCCGCCACTTCATACTGCAGCAAAGCAGAAAAGGTGGGTAGAGAGACAAAGAGAGAAATATGGCCTGGTATGACTTCTGGAATAGAGGGGATAAAGTAGAAAAGCTAAACCCCGCCCAGGAGGAGATCGTAGTAAGCCTAGAGGGTGCAGGCCCGATTGGCTCACGCGAGCTTCCAATGAAGTACACTGCGTACTATGAACATTTGGAAGTTGTAAATCGCGGAGTCAATATGATAGTAGATGATGCAGCGGAGATTCCTCTTTACATAGGGGAGCCCATTAAAGGAGCAAAGCCTGTAACTCAAGGCGAAAATGTTCGTAGAAAAAAAGTCGACTTGTTATTAAACAAGGAACCTAATCCATTTCAAGATATATCTAGCTTTCGAAGAAACCTCATTATCGACTATATACTTGATGGGAATATTTTTATTTACTTTGATGGGTCTGCGCTGTATCACATTCCAGCAAATCACATGGACATTATTCCAGACACAAAAACTTATGTGACTGGATATACATTTCAGAAGAGCACTAATTTTAGCCCTGATGAAATTATTCATATCAAAGAAAACAGCTTTAATAGTATCTACAGAGGAACAAGTAGGCTGAGAGCTGCAAGAAGCACACTAGCAAAGCTGGTGAATATGCTTTCATTCCAGGATAACTTTTTTAAGAACGGAGCTGTCACAGGACTTGTAATAAAAAGCCCAGATATTATTAGCGAAAAGAATAAAGAGAGAATGATCCAATCTTGGATGACTAAATACTCTCCTACAGGCGGCGGAAGACGGCCTCTTATACTTGATGGAGGTATGACGCTTGACTCACTTTCATCTGTAAACTTTAAAGAACTGGATTTTGAAGAGTCAATTGATGCCGCTGAGAAAAAGATTATGAAAGTACTTGGAGTTCCTCCAGTACTTATGGATTCAGGCAATAATGCAAATATTAGACCGAATCACAGATTATATTATTTGGAAACTATACTACCTATTGTAACAAAAATCAATACAGCTTTAGAAAGATTCTTTGGGTATGAAATAACTCCAAATGTAACAAATATTCCTGCACTTCAGCCAGAACTCCGAGATGCAGGTAGCTATTACACAACCTTGGTTAACTCAGGTATTATTACACCAAACGAAGCTCGACATCAGTTGAAC